GCAATCAGTGATGACAAGATTATTGTGGCGACTTATGGTGTGGCCGCTGTGGGTATTAATATCCCTCGTATTTTTAATCTGGTTCTTTTGGAGCCCGGAAAAAGCTTTACAAGGGTTATACAATCAATTGGGCGAGGCATTAGAAAAGCTGAAGACAAAGACTTCGTCCAGATCTGGGATGTAACCAGTACGTGCAAGTTTAGCAAACGGCATTTGACTCAACGAAAGACATTTTATCGCGAAGCCAAATATCCGTTTACCATAGAAAAGGTAGAGTGGCAATAAATGCGTATATTAACTGTAGATAATGTGGGATTTGACATGACCGAAGTCCCCGACGAAGTGGAAGATTTAAGATTCTGTGTATTAGACAACAGTGATCCTAAAGACCCAGACTATTTTTATATTCCTTTGATCTTCTTGGAAAGTTTTAATAGTCCGGCCTTGGTATTAAAGATCGGGGACTATACAATCAAGATGCCTGTCGATTGGCAAATATTAATCGGCGAAAAGGACATGGGAGACTTAGAAGTAGTACCATTGACCAGTATCAATGATCGTGGCTTCAGTGTATTCTGTTTTAATCCAATGAGCAGCTTCAAACCCGAATTTTTACCCATTGAGATTGTAGACGTATATCAAGACGTTAAGTGGTACTTCCCCAAACTTAAACCCGGGCAACTGTTGGCTATTCCGTTGGAATCTAATCAATCCAAAAGTCTCTGTGTGTATTGTGTCAAGGAAATTAGTCGTGTCAGTGAAGTATTAGACTATTCAAAGGTTTGGTAATTGTGTCAGAAACATCTAGACTAAAACCCGGTGCTAGCTATGTCTATGAAACCCCGGACCGTGGGCAAAGTATCTATGCAAGAGAGCAAGGCACCAACGAGCGATTCTTAATTGGACGGCAGTCGACGTTCAACGATGAGGATGAAGATCGGTTATGGAAAGACATTCGACAAACAGCTCGGTTACACAGTAACTTACAGGACGAGTTGGATCGTGTAGTCACTCTTTATTATTTGCTTAAAGAAAATACAACAGGAGATGTACAATGGCATCCGGTATAAAAAGAGAACCATTTACAGTAGTAGTGCCCACAATGTGGAAGTATCCGCCATTTCTTGATTTCATTCAAGATCTGGTAGATTTCGAATTAGTTGGCGAAGTAATCATACACAATAATAACGTTGCCGAAACACCAAACCATCCAGTATTGAATCATAGTAAAGTTCGACACTATGCTCATCCGCAGAATATTTTTGTTAATCCGGTATTCAATCACGGTGTTCGGACCGCACAGCATTCTAGAATTTGTCTAATGAATGATGATGTGATTTTTGATCTGAGAATTTTTTATCGTGTTCACGACATACTCACTGAAAATACAGGTATAGTTGGAATCTGCCCTGGACTGTCTGAATTCAAACAAATTCCTTTTGAGTGTGGTGCTACAAAGATTGTGCCATGGACGGGTCAACACACATTTGGATTTGGTTGTTTAATGTTTGTGCACCGAGAAGCCTACATACCAATTCCGGATACGTTTCATTTATATTACGGAGACAATTGGATTTTTGATACGGCATTACGAAGTGGGCGAACTAATTATTTGATCACAGATGCATTTTACTATACGCCTTATGCTACCACTTGTCGTAATTTGCCTAACATTGATCAGAATCTAGCTGCCGAGCGTGCTGCATTCGATCATGCCATGGCTGAATTTATGAATTCTTTAAAGAAGACAAATCAATAAAAGTTTGCTATACTATGTCAATGAAAGACGATCCACTATCAATTAAAAACGAGACTGCGGCACTAGATCGAAAAAATAGAGAATTCTATGACCAATTGGATGAGCAACAGCGTAAAAAATTTAGCCCATATTTAATGTTGCGTTATAGTGCCAGTGTTGAGGGCAATTCTGATATGCAGGCTTGGTACTTAATGGCCACTAACGAACGTGTGAATCGTAACTTTTTTGACATAAGTACAACACAACACAAGAAATTGCAATGGTTGATCTGTACTACTGTAAGTCCCGGAATGGGCAATCAAAGACACTATTGGCTACCGGCCAAGCAGTCCGAAAAAAATAATCGAGCAATTAAATTTCTTACCGAACTTTACCCTAATCGAAAACCTGACGAAATTGAATTACTTGCAGAACTCAACAGCAGAGACGATCTTAAAAATTTGGCAAGAGACCATGGCTGGGACGATCGAAGAATCAAAGACGAGCTATAAGTGTCGATACTGCAACAAAAACTTTCGTAAAGAAAGTACGCTCTCGGCACATCTTTGCGAACCCAAACGACGTTATCAACAACAAAACGAAACTGGGGTACAGCTAGGATTTCGTAGCTATCTAAGATTTTTTGAAGTTACACAGGGTTCGGCAAAATTAAAAACCTATGATGATTTTGCCACCAGTCCATACTATAATGCCTTTGTTAAATTTGGACGTTATCTAGTCAATATAAGAGCAGTTAATTCTACTAATTTCACTGATTGGTTATTAAAAAACAATTATAAATTAGATAACTGGTGTCGTGATAGCTATTATGAACAATGGTTAATGGACTATCTACGTCGGGAGCACTATCAAGACGCACTGGAACGTGCTCTCAAAGAAATGCAGGACTACGCAGACACTAACCCAGAATTAGAAAATTGTTTTAATAATTATTTTCGTTTGGGCAATGCTAATCGTATTAGCTATCACATTGTGAGCGGACGTATTAGTCCGTGGGTTATTTATAATTGTAACAGTGGGATACAGTGGTTAGATCTAGCCAACGAAGAACAGTTAAAATTAATACTACCCTGGATTGATCCGGACTATTGGCAACGACGTTTTAAAGATTACATGTCCGATCAACTTTATGTTAAAGAAATTTTAGCTCAAGCAGGTCTATGAAATTTAATTCAGACATTGACATAGATTTTGCCAACAGAGATCAGATTCTAAGTCATATTCGGCACGTTCCTGCAGCCATTATTAATGATGGTTCGGCTACTCGGCACAACACTGGAATTTATGTTACTGATATCCCACAAAATCCATTTCTAAATATTGCCGGAATCGATTATCGTGCGGCCGAAGACCGTGGTTATGTCAAGCTAGATTTTCTGAATGTTAATGTATATTCCCAAGTACACAGTGAGCAACATTTGCAAGAGCTGATGAATAGAGAACCGCCTTGGGATCGATTGTACGAACCTGAATTTTGCCAACAGCTGATCCACGTGGGCAATCATTACGAAACTCTAATTCAAATGCCCCAAGCAGTCAACAGCATTGAGCGTATGGCTATGTTTTTGGCAGTTATTAGACCAGCTAAACGACATTTAATTGGTTTATCATGGAATCAAGTTGCCGAAACAGTCTGGGAACGTCCCACAGATGGCAGTTATTATTTTAAGAAAAGCCACAGTGTGAGCTACAGTCACTTAGTGGCTGTGCATATGAATTTACTGTCAGACCTTTCTAACAAGAGTAATTGAACGGCGTTTACTGCGTTTAGCAGCAATTTCTTTTAAACTAACCGATGGGCCAAAGTGTATTCGTACATCTTTGCTGTTCATAGTTTTCAAACAGCTCTTAAATTCAGCCCAATCTGCCTTTAGGAATACGTTAATAGGTATAAGCCTATTACTTTCCCACCACCATTGATCACCTAATTCTAGGTATCGACATTTCTGTTCTTCGGTTTTTAGTACACTATAGTCGTAGATAGTGGTTACCACTTCGTCGACATTCTGTATAATCCCTATATATTCATTGCCGCCATAGGTAAGGTAGCTAATAAAAGGATACTTTTCTAGTAGGTTTCTGATGCCCAGTTCTTCCACAATCCGCTGCTAAATATGTAAAAAGTGCCAAATAAATGCAACTTATCAAAGCATATTTATATCCGATTGTCATAGAGGTCCAAATTCCTGACCCCACAATCTTTAAAGTAAGGAAACGAACTGTGTACACAAGGCCCATTAAAGCGTATCAAGGTGTGGATAATCCCATACAAATCACTGTAATAAACCAGGACAATAAGCCGGTTAATTGTACCGGGTTTTCTGTTCAATTGGATATACAGGATCCTACAAATCAAAGGACCATTAAAAGCTATGCAGTCACTTTTGCTGACATTACTAAAGGATTAGGAACTGTGGTACTAGATCAGGCAACCATTGATACTCTAGAACTAAGATTATACAAACTTGCGTTAAAAAGAGTCAAGTTAGACAACAATGTTTCCAGCGTGGTCTATGTAGATGCTAACTACGGAATACCATTGGACTTAGAAGTATTACCGGCGTATTATGCTGTATCTGAACCCTTGCCGGAGACAGAAGAAATTACAATAGATGGTGGAATTATACAATGACTACTGGAAATTACATTATTAAACAGATCCTCATTAAACGAGGAAATACACAGGTTACCAGCCAATATGTAGGCCCTGTTGGCGAATTAGTAATCGACACCGGTTCGCAGGGGATTCGTGTACAGAATGGTGTAACACCCGGTGGTACATTAATCAATGCTGGACAAATTGGAGCCACTGGTATTCAAGGTCCACAAGGACCCAGCGGTCCTTCGGGACCAACGGGCCCATCGGGTCCTCCTGGAGCAACTGGTCCGCAGGGTACTAGTATTAAATTCAAAGGCACAGTCGCTTCGGCAACCGGTTTGCCGGTTACAGGTAATATGATAAATGATGCTTACCTTGTTCAAGATGAAGGTAGTTTGTATGTTTGGAATGGCGAAGGATTTGATAGTGTAGGTTCTATTGTCGGACCTGTGGGTGCAACTGGACCTACCGGTGCAACTGGTCCAATTGGTGCCACCGGAGAAGTAGGTCCAACTGGTGCCTCGGGAGTCGATGCCCTATGGAATTTTAGAGGGGAGTACGACAATGGTACAATTTATAATGAAGGCGATGTAATCACTTATCAAGATGAAACTTGGTATAGAATTGCTCAACCAGATTCGGTCATTGGCTATCCTCCAGGGGTTCCGACTGCCGGACTTGATGGTGATCCGGACCCAGAAGG